GTCGGCGCGGTACTGGGTTGGCGAGCCGGCACGATGGCTTGCGGATTTTCCGGAGGTTTCGGGGTCATGTTGATGCTCTATCCAGCGGTGTTTGAACCAGGGTAAAAACGGGATAAGACCGCTGATGTCGCGGTGCCGGTACGCCCATTCGCTGACCTCGCGAATTTCCTTCTTTACTTTGGCGATGTTGGGCGTGGAACAGTAGATATCCCAGTTGTAGTGGCGTTGTTTGTCGTAGGCGGTGAAGACGTCTTCGGGCCGGCCTTCGCTAATACCGCGTTGAGTCAGGTCTTCAATGTGCAAACCCGAGGGCGGTGTAAATTTATCCAGCGATTCCAGTTTGAAGTCACGGCGATCCGGGTAGACCTGCTGCACTTCGTCGATGATGATCAGGGCACCAAACGGCACCCAGTGCCACCATTGGGACATGAATTTGCGGCCATGCTGGGCGGTGGTATCCACCCAAATGATGTCAGCTTCCGGGGGAAATTCCAGGTCAGGAAATTGATCCTTGACGCGATCGACATCATCAAAGCCGCGAATGTTGGTGACGACCACCCTGCCCGCCTGCAATGCGGGTATCGCAAAGCGTTGCACCAAGGTAAAGGATTTATAGGAGCCTGGCGGGCCGTGATGGATCGCGGTAGCCATATTTACAGGTGCATGAAGTTCAGCACGAAGCGCGTCACCCGTGCCGATAACAATACGTTAATAGCGTCGGGCACATTGAAGAAGGTCAATGCGTTCAATACCTGGTTATCCAGTTGCGACCAGGCAGCGGCCAGTGCACTTGAAATATTGAGCTGATCCAAAACCTGTTGAGCAACATCCCAGGCAAAACCTACGGCCCATATCTGAAACCTGATCATTCCGACCATCGACCAAATCATGAATGCCGAGAACCATTCAGTGAAAAAATCATAAATGCCGCTTTGCAGCCATGCCCAAATCGTTGTGAAAAACAGGCCGACATTACTGAAAAACGCCAGCACATAGTTAAAAAACTCGATAATGACGTCCATTATTTACCCCCGAGTATGATCGATAAGGCGGCCAACCAGGCTAACGCCATGATGATGGCCGATATGATGCTGAGCTGGTCAGCATATTTGTTCATGTCCAGCATAACGGGCACGCCTTTCATCGTGCCGAAATCCACAACCGGCAATGATTCTGCGCCATTGGATATAGCCGAGCCGAAGATAGACGATACCCCCGCGCGTATTTCCTGCATCTTGTCATCAAGCTGACCCCGACTTTCAGCCATCAAATCCTCGCCATCTTGAATGGCCTGTTCAAAGCTACCGGGCTGAGTACCACAATCCAGATCACATTGGCCGTCACCATCCGTGTCTTGGCCGCAATCCACATCACATTCACCATCGCCATCGGTGTCCGTTGGTGTGCCATTGCCACGACCCGATCCGGAACCAGGACCCAAACCGCCCGGATTAAGCGATACGCCATCACTGGGTGTCAACGCATCTTTAATACCTTTCTTTACACCTTCGGCAACACCTTCCGGCGTTATACCGGAACCGGAACCTGAACCACTCCCCTGCCCTGAGCCTGAACCTGGACCACCACCGGCTATGGTGTCGTGCAGATGATCCTCGGCATCATCAGCCGCATCTTTAGCGCCGGTAGCATCAGCATCACCGTGCCCCGATGTCGGATCAGTCGGGATGGCGTTCTTATGATCGGCCGCAATTTGTGCATCGTTTAAAACCTGGGATGCGGATATTTGCGTATTATCGTTACGATTTGACGCCGCGATCGACGCATTAATAGCATCGGCATAAGCCTGGGCAGCAGCGGATTTTTGCGCAGCCGTAGCATCAGGATTAGAGACGGCAGCATCAAGCGCCGCTTTTGATGTCGCGACATTGGTGGTTGCTTGTGCTTTTTCCATTTCGCGAGTGGCAACCGGTGCTTGGGCATCTTGTACGGCTTTATTGGCACGATCAACATCGGCCTTAGCACGGTCAAGTGCGGCCTGTAAATTAGCGGCTTTTTCGGCTTTTGCAGTAGCTACCGTAGTCGGATCATTTGAACAAATAGTACCCGGCGTTTGGCAATCGGTATTAGTCGGACAATACTGAGTTTTTACGGTACCAAGACAAATAACATGAGAACCCTCTGCGCAGCCTTTACTCACATAATCAAAATAGTAACCACCCCCAAAGTGACCGGCATTACAGTCAGGAACGGGCGTGCAGGTGCCGGCATTATCGTATTGGCCAACATTACAATTTACAGGCGAAGGCGTACAGGCAGATAAAGGTGTAGGACGCTCTTGACCAGAGGGACAATCAGTAGCAGGATTCCAACAATAATTCGAGCCAGCATAATTACCAGTATTATTATTTAAACCAACAAAACACAAAGATGTCGACGATACATCATGACGCACACAACTCATATACGAAGGGACGATGTGACTTAGACAAGCCTGATACGCTTCCGGCTGATTATATGCGTAAGATGATGTGGAAAATAATGTAAATACTAAAAATAACAAATACTTACGCATGTGAAAACCCACTAATCACTGCATAAGCACAAAGCAATCCGAAAAGAAAATAAAAAAATAACAAATACTTTGACATGAATAAAATCCAAAGATAAACGGGGGTTGATCAGGCCCCCGATTTAACTGTCAGTATTTGCCCGACATATAACCCGTGACAAACATCCAACAAAACGTTGATACGATCACTACGGTTAAAATCACACTTACCTACGCAGCCAAGATACGACCAGGCCGACACCCAGCATGATGGCGGCAATCGTGATCACGCCCGGCGCAACCAAATTGAGCAAAGCTTCGCCCTGAGTAATAGCTGTAGTGATAGCGGTTTCAGCAGCAGTCACAGCAAACGCCGACGGTGCCGCTACCGATACCGCAACCGCAGTACCGGCAAGTAACGCTTTTTTATGGTTCAAAAGGGTACGGATTTTGTTCATATAAAGACCTCTAAAGGTTTGAAATTGCCTAACGGCGGGAATGTTGTTTTTACTGTACAACAACAGTCGTTACCCAGCTTTTCGTAAGCCGGAGATGATCCGGCCCAGAATATGACCGGAGATGAACGAGAGGAGATAGGCGGTTATGATCAAGCTAAACAAATCGTTATCGAACTGAAAATATTCCGCAAATAAGGCATTCAGGCCGGAAATCGTGGTGTATTCGGAGGTCTGGACCAGCACAAACGCACACTCCGGTACCGGCGTTACGGTATCCAGTGAGAGTACGTTATCGACACCAACCGAAACACACGCGGCCACAAGTTAGCCCCGTCTACGCCTTAGATCGGCGCATGCTCAAATTCACAAACGTAGTATTTCGTCGTGACGTTGGTGTCAAAACTCAAGAACTGTACAGGTTGCGAATAGTTGAGGTAACGTGTCAGTCCATCAGGAAATGAGTAGGACAGCTGAGGATAGGGATACGGCAGTGGGTAGTACGCCTGGCCGGTTACGGTGACGGGTTCGCCGCCGTTTGCTGACGATAGCGTTACCCCCAACCAGTAATCATGGCTGCTATCCAGGCCGATCAGCGGCGCTACGGTATCGGCCCATTCGGATGTGTTATTGATGACGGCCAGGTGGCCGCCTTTGTTTGTGCAGTTTTGCGAAGCGGCGGGCCAGCCTTTTTCCAGGTAATACGCCCGGTAGGTGTTGCCTGTTGAGGCCGAGTAGTACAGCGGCGAGTAACCAGCCGCCTGTGCAGGGGTGGTCAGTAGGGTTGCAGCAAGCGCACCGGCTGCAAGGATTACCTTAATCGTTGAAGTCAAACGTTTCATGTACCGTTTTCCTGTTTCTCTCGGGTTAAAAAATGCCTGGACGGTTAGAGAGTCGGCGCCGGCCAGGCGGGGTTAAAAATGGGCGTTATCGTTACGTATTGCCGGCAGCGGCGCGGGATGATTTAAACAGCGGATTGTTAGCCGTGGTGCGTTCAGCTTCCTGGACAGGTGCGGCTACAGGTGCAACGGGTGAATTTCCAGTCGAATCTAATTCTTTAACAGGATGAACCGTAGCAATAGGTTGAGCACCCACCAAGGGAATAATTTGCCCAGGCAACAACGATAAAAACGGTTGACCGTTCATCATGCCATCACGGGCGGGTATCATAGCGGTAGCGCCCACCAAGGCTTTAATCTCGTTGATCGTTGACGCGTCGGCTTTCGTTAAATTAAGTTTATAAGCGCGCGGGGCCACTTCAACAACGTCAGCACGGATGCGGGGCTTGCCCTCGAATTCGTCCGAAACAACGCCTAAAATTTGTAAGTGAAAATAAGCCATTTTTGTTTTCCTGTAAGTGATTAAGCGACTAAGCGCAATTGGGGTTTGGGTTCGTAAACATAGACAGGCGGAGGCAGTACATAGCCCTCGGGGAATTGCGAACAAAAATCCACCTGGATAAAGCGCATAAAGGGAATGATTTGTGCACCGTTATCAATGCCGGTCATGTTTTGCAAGGCCGCGCGGGATAAACCGCAATCCGTCAGCATTTTGACGTGACGGTCAAAGGTGCGGATGACCATTGCATCACGAGCAATCAGCCAGCCATCACGGCGAATATCGCGATAGGTACGATAAGCCGCATCAGCAGCAGCGGTCGAAACCTTTCCTGTCTTTTTTGATGTTTTGGAAAACAAAACCCGCAATTGCTCGCGGATGTCGTCATCGTTAATCACTTTCATAGTTTGGCCTCTCAGCGCGTTAAATAAGTCAGATGTGGATAAAATCCAATAATTCTGCAATTGGCTAGGCGATAAAGCATTAGTTAAAAAAATGTCTCTTAAACGCGTGGGAATGCCCAGGCGTTCAAAATAACGGTGGTAAAGCGATTGTTCAAAACGGATTAAACCATCAGCAAACTGTATCAGTTCAGCCGTGTAAACCTGATTCAAAAGTTCACCATCAACACGTAGCGCGTTTTCTTTGATAGTTTCATGAACTTCTGGGCCTTTGGCGTAAACCTTGATTTTCTTTAAACGGCTGTTCTTCTTACCAAAGTAAGCCGTGCCACCGAAACCAGTACGGGGCTTAGTCTGCCCATAACTGACGTTTTGCAACGAGTTAATGAAAGCAACGGCCTCATGATTGTCCTTGGCCCGTGTTGAATACGTGATGTCAATCTGCGCCAACGACCACGACGTATGGTCTAAGACTTCGGCAACGGCTGGATTACTCTCGCAGAGCAAAACCATCAAATGCATACAGCAATCGTAAAAATCAGACGAGCCAAAAACATTATGTCCTTGCATGATCTTGGCCGGACTCGCTTTAATTTCAATGTAAAACGAGTCCAACGGATCATACCGATGATCAAAAACCTTAAACGCCATGTTGTCATAGCTGCTCGGTATCTTTTCCCAAGGATGCCGCGTATTAGACACTTGGCGATCACGATCAATAGACTGTTCCAGCGGAATGTCCAAAGCGGCTAACTGAAAATCAGGCCAACGATACTCACCCAAGCGATTAGTGTTTTCAACCTTCAAAAAATCACAGCGTAAAACGAGCTTATCAATCATGATTTTCTAACGCCTCGAATACGACTGAATCATGAGTTTTGAGACACCATGTCTCAAGAGTCCACTGGTTATAGTATGTGGACTCTTGAAAAACGACACGAAACTAAAAAGCAAAACTGCGCCGCCGCTTTTCGTCGGTTTCTCCTCATCACGGCGGCGCATTTCACCGCTCATAACGCGGCACCGAAAAACGCCTTCAACTCGTCAACGGTACGGATAACCGGCGACACTATGCGCGGAGCAACAGGTTGTTGGGCAACAAGCGGAAAAGCATGGACAGTGCCGGACACACCAATATGTTTTTCGGCGGTGACCAAAGGCTTTACCCTAGCTTTGCGTGGCTTCTTAAATGCGTCAGCATTCAAAGGCTTTTCACGCATCCGCTTGGCCTTTTGCTTACAAGCATTACCACAATAAACGGCATGACGACCACCGGAAGAATCAGGAAAAAAGGTAAAACAGACCGGGCACAGGCTCATAACGCCGCCTTTCGTAACGTTTGCGAAGTGTTACCGACATTTCGTAACGTTAAGGCGCTATTTTTAAACTGTTCGAGCGAAACCGCTGTCTGTATCTCTCTTCGCTTACGTGATAGGCGCTTGCGATCATAATGATTCTTACGCAAACGGTAATTAGATTGCCGGCATGCATTCGAGCAATAAACCGGCGTTCGACCTATGCCGGTTTGCTGTACAGGTTTACAGCAGTAAAAACAACGAATGGTGCCGTTTTGGTCGTTGGGGTCAATCATCTTTAACCCCTTTATCTTCCTGGCATGATCTGTAATACGATTCGATAGCCGTTCGGGTAATGCAAAACAAACCATAAACCCAAGGCGATATAAACAAAAACAGCATGAAATGATCGTAATAACTCATGAGTTGCCCCCCTGCCCCACATCACCGGACGGCTGAGCAAGAGAGCGGCCAACGCCGTCAGGTTGAAACTCGGTTTTTTTAATCACATCTTGGGTTGATGTGATTAAGTCAAGGATTTTAGGGTCATGAAGAAAGAGAAAAGCAAGGCCTTGTAAGTTATCCCATGAGGTCTGTTGAATTATTTTAAAAGAATATTCACAGATACAACGTTTAACAAAATACTGAAAATTGTTGTTTATGAGTGTAATTGTATTGCGCACATCTGATTCGGATAGGTTCATCGGTTGGCCTCAATGAAATAAGAAACATGTAAACAAGTTGCCAAATTTATACAAGAAACAAGTAAATATGTCAACAATGTAAAATGTTTACATATTTCATTAAGGAAAACTCAAATGGCAAAAAAAGTATCAATGTTTCGAATAAGGGAAGACAGAGCCGATATACTCAGGGAAAAAGCAGTAGAACTAACGGTGAAAAAAAAAGAAATCATAAAAGAATCAGAACTTATAAATTTTTTAATAGATGAATTCGCGGAACGGATAGACATAGACCAAAACGGGCTATTTGTTGATGAAGAAGAAGTGGAAAAACCAACAGAAAAAAAGAAAAAACTCTAACGTCTATTTATCAGCGGATATAAAAATAACGCTTTCTTTAAAAATAACATCATGATAAAGCTAATAATTTCAGTCTTAATAGCAACGTTTCTATGGCACTGGACAAACAAAACCCAAATAATGGAGCAAGTGAAATTATTAACGCATCAAATAACACAAAAGGAAGCAATAACTGCGAAAGACATCCAACCGTACAAAATGGTACTAACAGCAGACCAACTAGGACATTTTAGAGGAACGGTATTCATGAACGGTGTTCCTATGCCGTTCATGATCGACACCGGCGCTACTTTAACCACAGTTCCAGCAACAATGGCGAGAAAGGCGGATTTACCACTAGGACGGCAATACCCAGTAAGCACCGCCAACGGCAAAGCATTTCAAACAGCTACAATCATCAGCAGCCTAAAAATAGGCTATGCAGAATTAAACGATATAAACGGCGGCATCAACCAAACCACCGATGAAGTGCTACTGGGTATGAATACGCTAAATTATTTCGATATTGGAATAAGCGGCAACAAAATGATTTTGTCGGCAAAGCCCAGCGTGAGAATTACATCCAACTTTGGCAGCCCAACCACGCCACGTAAAACCAAGCCAATAACTTACACATGGAAAAAAAGCGTGATATGTGACGAGAACGGCGAAGACTGCAAAACAACATATAGTGAGTAATAGTTCCAAAAATGGAACTAAAGGACAGTACTAATTACCCCTGTCCTCTCGGTGTTGGGAATTATTCGCGTTTGAGAGGAAAAGCAAAAGCAAACGGCGCTGACGGCCAGGAAGAAAAAAAGCGGCTTATCGTTACGAAAAGCAACTTCGCATAATGCACGCTATGCAAAAAAGCCCCGGTGTCATTTCATTTTACACCGGGGCTTTTCTACATAACGTTGATGTATTATGCGAAGTCGCGGGAGGTTTTATTGTGTGGGCTGTTTCACGGTTCTTGCGTTTGCTTTCTCTCGCGCTTCGCGTCCTGTCGGCCTCGTTTTTTATTTCTACTAAACGTGTGCGCTTTGC